CCTGTGGTCAGGACTTCTCGGTCAGGAGCGCAACTTCCTTGGTGGCGTTGCAACGGCGTTGTCCATCGTTGGCGCTACGGCGACCGACGCGGCCAACGACTCGTCTGTCACTGGCTCAGGTCTTCCTGGCGCCACGGCAACGGCTGTGTACGTGACCTTCATCTCAGCGTTCAGCATTGCTGGCGCGTCTGGTGAATCCAAGGCCATCAACACGGCTTCCACCCCGACCATCTCGGCCGGCGAAGGTGTCTCAGTAACGCTCACGGGCGTTCCTGCTGGCACGCTGGGTGTTGCCACCTACGTCAACGACTCGGGCACCTACTACAAGGGTGTCACGCAAGCGACGGACGGAAGCTCACCCACGTCATTCGTTGTAGTGGCGGCTCTGCCGTCCACGACTGCGGACAACGGTTCGTTCTCGGCTGAGGCGTACCAGGGCTACATCAGCGCATTCACCACGCCGGAGTTTGCTGGCTACACGGACGCTGTCAACGCTGCCGTGACGCTGGACATCTTCGACGCGGCGTTCGTGTCGCTGTACGAGTCCATTCAGGCTGACCCGGATGTCATCTGGACCACGCCTTCCATTCGCTCTGCCTTTGGCGAAGCGTTGGAAACGGCGGGCATCTCGTCCAGCACGGGCATTCGTGTCAACTACGACGGTGGCGAAGGCGTCATTGTCGGCAACTTTGTGACGGGTGTGAAGAACAAGGCCACTGGAAAAGTGGTCAACCTCGACACCCACCGTTACATGCCTGCTGGCGTGGCGTTGATTCACTCAACGTCTGTCCCGTTCCCTGACTCTGGTGTGTCCAACACCGTGGAGTACCACGCACCCATCGACTTCGTGTCGCTTGAGTGGCCTGTCACGGACCTCAACTACTCCATCTCGAACTACTCGTACGGTGCGCTTGCGTTCCGTGCGCCGGCGTTCTCGGGAGCGTTGACCAGCATCTTGAGCTAACCCTCAAGGTGGAAGTCGCTTGTTCTCCAATTGCTCGCTGCACGCGAGTGGTGGACAAGCTTTAGTGCGAGTTGAGCGGAGGGGTGTACCCTCATTCACCCCTCCGCTCCTCGCGAACAAATGAGGGCACATGCCAAAACTTCTTGCATCATCAGACAACGTCCACGAAGTTCAAGTGAACAGTGGGCCGGTCCGAAAGCGCGACAAGGGCGTCATTGAAGTGACGAACGCTGAAGCGCGAGTACTCAAAGCCTCTGGCGACTTCGCCAATGCAGGCATCAACTTCCAAGGCGCAACGGGACATATCTGTCCTGCGTGTGGCCGCGAAAACGTGTTCAAAGACAGCTGCGGTGGTTGCGGCTGGAAAGGGTAGGTCATGGTTCTTGCCCCATACACCGCATCGTCTGGCAACCGCGTTCCGTACATCACCACTGAGGAGTTCTTGAACTCTGCGGTGGCGAACAACCTTGACCTCTCCAACCTGATTAACGGTGGCGACGAGGACGCGCAGACGGCGGCGTTGCAACAGTTGATTCGACAGGCTTCTACGAAGGTGGACACCACGTGCCTTGGTTGGGACGGCACGCTGTGCGCCACTCTCAACACGGAGAACCTGCACGATGTCGTTGCGGATCGTCTGGGACGCATCATCATTCACCCCAAGTTCCTACCAATTCTCGAGCTTCAAACGTTCGCGGCTGGTTGGGGGCCCGGCTCCAACATGCAATCCATTCCTCTGACGGATGAGAACTGTTCAGTAGAGGAAACGCAATTCATCATCACCAGCCAGAGCGCGCTTGGCTCCACGGTTGGTGTTGGCCTTAACTCAGTTCTTGGTGGCGGGTTCTCGGGAAGCAAGAAGTTCTGCGAGTGGACGTATGTAAACGGCTTTGCCAACACCTTCCTGGCGCAAGACGCTGACGAAGGTGCCACGGAAATCGTGGTGTTACCAAGCCCGGGCTCCGCATCGCCCTGTGGCGTGTATCCAGGTCGTCCGCTGACCATCTGGGATGACCCCAACAGCGAAGGCGTGCTGATCGGTCTGGACTATGACCAGACGAGTCTTACGATTCCGCTTCAGCAACCGTTGAGTTATGCGCACGCTGCAGGGACCAACGTGTCCGCACTGCCGGAAACCATCAAACTCGCCGTCATTCACTTCGTCTGCGACATCGTCGTTGGACGTGGTCAAAGTGGCATCGTCCTTGAAGGCATGGGTGGCGTCAGTGAAGGTGGCAGTGCTGGTGGTGCGACTGCTGATGGAATCCACCACGAGGCGCACGCTTACGACTTGCTGGACGAGTTCATGCAGTACTGGGGGATGACAGGATGACCCAAGCTCTGGTGCGCGAGCAAATCGTCAGCTATCTCAACGCCAACGGCGCTGGCACGGGTGGCAACAACACCATTCCGTTTCTCAACGTCGTGTTTGGCTTCCCGCCAAAGTTCACGCCTGAAGGTGACATCCTGCAGGCTGACAACCCGGGCATCGGCTCTGGGGCTGGAATCTTCCTGTACTTCGCCAACTCCAAGGACGCTCAGATTGAGTTCCGCGGAACGACTGACCCCAATGGCAAGAAGGTGGAGTACGGAGTCCATCTCATCTGCGTGATGTTCTCTGAGAAGCAACTGTCACAAGACGCCGGCGCTGACAACGAAGCGTTCACGGACGGACTCAAGCAGGCCATCCGCAACTCCAAGAACTGTGGCGGTGACGGACCAATCTTCCAGTGGGGTCAAGGAAACCTCACGGGTGGCGACGACATCACCGTCCACTCTGACTTGCCCAAGCAGATGAACGGCAAGCAAGGCAAGACCCTCGTGTACACCCTCGCGGAACTCACCGTGATTGAGCTATTGACAGGATGACTATGAACTTTCGTTACGACGGTACACAGACCTTGGTGTTCCCTTCCATCAAGAAGACGGACGGGACGACGCTGAAGGCTGTACCAGGCGAGGTCTATGACCTGCGCGAAACGCCCACGGACTCGCGATTCACTCAGGTGAAAATCGACACTTCTGCGCCACAGACTGAACAAACAGCAACCCCCCCTGCTGTGTCCGCGAGCGCACCCGACACCGAGACATCAACGGCGGCTGAGTCTGCGGTGTCGGGAACCTCTGAAGCACCAACCCCATCAACCGAGCAATAAGGACCGATCATGCCCTATGCATCCAGTAGCACTTCACTTCAAATCGCACGTGAAACGACGCGAGGCACGGCCGCGGCTGGCACCTACACGTCCATTCCCATCCAAGACCCGGCGGTTGACCCCATGGTCAAGTTCGAGGATGACAAGGCGTTCCGCGGTTCGCCTGTCGCGGTGTTTGACGCCGTAGCCCTCACCTGGCACACGGAAGTGTCCTTCAAGGGCTACGTCTACCCAGACACCTTCCCGTTGCTTCTCGTGGCCGCTCTGGGCCCTGACGTGGTCACTGGTGACGCTGCGCCGTATGCGCACGTCATTGGGTTGCTGAACGCGGCCGCCACGGGTTCACAGCCTTCCAGCGTCACCATCCAGTTCACGGACGGTGCCAACCAATTCCAGGTCGCCGGCGCACAGTTGGCAGACCTCGAAATCACGGGCGGCGCGGACAAGGCCATGGAGTGGACTGCCAAGTTCATTGGCCAACCCTGGACCATCGTGAGTGGCAAGGACTTCTCGTTCTCAGACGAAGGCTTGGTCCCAGGCTGGTCTGTCGCCACGTCCATTGACAGTGACGCGCTCGCGTACATCTCAGCCTTCACGCTGAAGATTGACCGTGGTACGGAAGCCATCTTCTGCCAGGGCGAGCAAGGGCCGTTTGCCTGCTTCGCGGGACCGTGCGATGTCACTGGGACGCTTGACGCGCTGGTGAACTCCGCTGCTGACCCGTTCTCGATCGGAACGGACGACAATGCGTGGGCTCTGTACCGCGAACACTTGCCCATGACCATCACCTGCACGTCCACGACCAACGAACAGACTGGTGATGTGTTTGACGATGTCGTCTTCCAGATGTCCCAGTGCCAGTTCATGAACGTCAAGCGCAAGGTGGACAAGATTTACACGGACCTTTCCGTGGAGTTCAAGGCAGAGGGCAACACCACGGACGCCGTGGACGCCGGTTACGCCAACATCCAAGCAAGTGCTTCAAACGGAGTCGCGACCTACGCAGCTTCGTAACCAAGAAGGAGAAAAGTAAATGAGGGTAGAACTTCCCAAGGAGAAGTACGCGGTCATCATCGCTGTGGACGACTTGTCAGAGGGTGCGTGCCGGTTGATTGACCGCGCCATGTATCGCGCATCAGCCATCCGCGTGAAGATTGCGGATGCAGGGCTTGACCCTGACGCTGTCACTCTGGGCGAGATGGCCAACGTTTTGACGGACGACGAGCTTGAATCCGTCAAGGGTTACAACG